TCCACCTCCAGCTCTGCTGCCTTCTTTGGCCTGACCATTGATGGCGAGTCTGGTGATACTCCCACCACGCTGAGCCCCCGTCACGTTGCTGAAGCCCGCAGCCTGCTGGGCGATCAAGGCGACAAGCTGGCTGCTGTTGCCATGCACTCCAAGGTCTATTACGACCTGGTTGAGCGCAAGGCCATCGACTACGTGACCGAGACAGACGCACGTCTAACCTCTAGCGTCACTGACTTCGTTGGCGGCAGCATCGCTGGTGCCTACGGTCCCGTGAGCGTGCCGACCTACATGGGTCTGCGCGTGATCGTGTCTGACGATGTGCAGACCGATGGCAGCGGTTCTTCGACCGAATACGCCACCTATTTCTTCACCCAAGGCGCTGTTGCCAGCGGTGAACAGATGGCGATGCAGACCGAAACCGATCGTGACATCCTCGCCAAGAGCGATGCCATGTCAATCGACCTGCACTACTGCTACCACCCCGTTGGCGCTAAGTGGGCGGTGACTACTGCCAACCCCACTCGCGCTCAGCTGGAAACGGTTGCTAACTGGTCAAAGGTGTACGAGCTGAAAAACCTAGGTGTCGTACGTTCGACGAATACCTCCAATTTTGACTGAGGTAACTAACAATGGCACAACCCTCCCAGTTTGAACTGTCCACCGAGCAGTACCTCGAAGCCACTTTTTACGGTGCATCCTCGATTGCCGACGTGCAATTCTGGACTGCTCCGGTGAAGTGCGAGGTGGTTGCAGTGCGTGAAGTTCACGCCACTGCCGGCAACGATGCTGGCGCCGTAACTGGCACCGTTCGTCGTTGCCAAGGCACTGAAGCCGCCACCGCTGGTGACGACCTTCTGAGCGCCACCATCAACTTCAAAGGCACTGCTCTTACTGAGCAAACCCCTGCTCTGACCACCACCAACGGCGATCGCATCCTTGAGGCTGGCAACCGCCTGGCTCTTGATGTCACCGGCACCACCACCACTCTGGCTGGTGTGATCCTGACCGTGCTGCTGAAGCGCGTCTGATGGGCATGTTCGCCTTTCGGCGACTGCGTGAACTGGAGGCTGCTTCTAACGAGGCAGCCTCTCTTTCTATTGCAGAGCCCACACTTAAACTTGAGATGACGGAGCCACCCAACGATGGCAATAGCAATCAACGCAACCGTAGGGTCGGCAAGCGCAAACTCCTACCTGACGCTGGCAGCAGCGCAGGAGATCATTGATGGCTTTGTGCAAGATGCTGATGTGACGGCATGGGCATCAGCTACTACTGACCAAAAGAATCGAGCGCTGTTTACCGCTACCCAACGATTGGACCGTGAGCGGTTCCTAGGCGCCCGCGCTACTGACACGCAGGCGCTGCAGTGGCCGCGTACTGGCGTGCGCAAGCCTGATACCTACATCAATACGTACGCTGTTGGCTTTCCGTTTCGCATCACGACGGATTACTACACCGACACTGAGATTCCGCAACAGGTGCAGTATGCACAGGTTGTGCTGGCCACTTATCTCAACAACAACCCTGATGGCATTGGGCTAAGCGGGTTGGAAGACTACAAGAACGTCAAGATTGGCAGCATTGACGTGACTCCTAACCTCGGTTACGGCGCTGTTGGTGTTGACAAGGTGCCGCCGCTGATGGAGCGATACTTGACCGGGCTTAGAATTAGCGGACCAGGCAACTTTGCAATCAAGCGGTCATGAGTTACAAGTATCCCGGCGCCGAATATATCGACGACACTGCAGCGCATACCGGCCGCTTCGGCAAAATCGTTGCCCTTGAAGACACGGTGATCGCTAGCTTGGCTGCAATGGATTGGACTGGCAACGCACTCAGCGCCATCCCGTTTAAGGCAAGCACCGAACTTGAAGGCGTGTTTACCAGCATCACATTGACCAGCGGCACTGTTGTTGCTTACAGGCTCTGATGGCTTACGTTCTTCCTGGTGGTGGTGATGCGGTAGCACGCGATGGGCTCGAAATCCCTACGCATGATTGCATTGTCAATACATACGACGGCGCAAATAACTTGCTAACTGCAACGTACAAACGTGGCGGTACAAGCGGCAAAACCGTAGCAGTGCTGACAATGACCTATGATGGCAACAATAATCTGCTTACCGTTGTTCGGAGCTGAGCAATGGCCTTTAAGCTCAATCCGTTCACAAGTGGTCTTGATACAGTCCGCAACCAAATGTTGTGGGGGTCGTTTTATGACACGACTCAGCAGATTGCAGCGGCTGCTAACACTGCCTATTCGATTGGCATTAATTCAACGGATGCTGATAGCCGTGGGATAAGCATTGCCTCTGGCTCACGAGTCACCTTTTCTAGGGCAGGCGTTTACAGCGTCACTTACTCTGTCCAGTTTGTGAACACAAGCAACTCGATTCACGACATCAATATCTGGCTGCGCAAGAACGACAACGGCGCCAGCGGCGACGTGCCGGCTAGCGACAGTAAGTTCAGCATCATTTCAAGTCATGGCAGCGTTGATGGCCACGTTATTGGTTGCGTCAATTACGTTTTAAAACTTGCCGCTAACGACTATCTAGAGTTAATTTGGTCTACCACAAATGTAGCCGCTAGCATCCAATCATTGCCATCATCGCCATCGGGACCAGCGCATCCCTCCATCCCTGGCATTATCCTGACTGCAGTGCAGGTGGCCTAATGGCATTAGCTAGTCCGCTACGCAAGGTTGCCAGCAAGCTGATGGCAAAGTTTGGCGGCGAAGCAACGATCCGCCGCGTGACAACTGGCGCCTATAACACCAGCACTGGCACCGTTAGCGAAACCACGACCGACACCGTAGTGCGTGGCGTGCTGGAAGATGTCAACCTGCGTGAGGTCAATGATTTGATTCAAGCTGGCGACAAGCGGCTGTTGATTGCTGCTGCTGATATTGCCAACGCACCTACTACGGCCGATGAAGTGCTGATTAGCAGCGTGACGCATCAAGTGATCGAGGTTCGTACGATTGAGCAGGACAACACTGCCATCACCTACGAGCTGATCCTGAGGGCATAATGGCGCGCGCGATCCGAGTTGGTGATATTGGTGATTACGCCAGCCAGCAGATGGAGAAGCTGCTGCGGGTTGCGGTGCTTGAAACTGACAGCAGGCTTAAACAGGCAAGCCCTGTCGACACTGGCAGGTTTCGCGTTAGCTGGCAGGTAGGGGAGAATGCAGCAGGCTCTTACGATGGCGGGCCGCAGCAAGAGCCTTCCAATGCGGATCGCTCGAAAACATCCCCGCCAGGCGGATTAATCGTGCCATTGCGCAAGATGAACTACCAGCAAGAAAAGCTCGGCAACGTGTACAGCGTGCACAACAACCTGCCGTATGCAGAACCTCTTGCCAATGGCAGCAGCAAGCAGGCGCCGGCAGGCTGGGTGCAAGGCATCGCTAAAGACATCCAAGGCTTTGTGCGCGTCAAAGCTGACCGCATCGGGAGGGAATCATGAGCAGCACCTACAACGACGTTCGCGCCGCCATTGAAGGGCGCATTGCAACGCAGATGGCGCTGTCACCTGCGTATCCGGTCAGCTATCAGAACGTACCGTTCACGCCGCCAAACAACACGCCATGGGTGCAAGCGTTCATCCGCTTTGGCGATAACAGCTACGCCACGCTGACTAGCTTCAACCGCCAGACTGGCACGCTGGTGGTTAATGTCTTTACGTCACAGGGCCAAGGCACTGCTGCTAATTTCACGATTGCAGAGCGGCTAAAGGATTTGTTTGATCGCGCCAAGTTTTCAAGCATTATCTTTGACGCAGCTTCAGGGCCAGCGCAAGTAACGCCAGCAGCGCCTGAGCCTTACTTTCAAACACAGCTAACTGCCACGTTTGAAGCGTATCTAGACTAACGGTAGCCACTACCGTTCACAACATGGCTGTCACTGTTTTGTCCGGTACGTCCGGCGCCCTTTACTACAAACCCGCCGGCACTAACGGCAACTTCCCGGAAACTGGCGTCAACGCCAGCACTGATGTCATTACCGTTCAGCCGTACTTGAACTTCAAAGCTGGCGATCCGGTCAAGTTCCGCGTCATCAACAGCCAAACTGGCGAAGCCGGTACCGGCACACTGCCTGCCCCCATCTCGGCGGCTACCACCTACTACGTGCTGAGCTACACCGCAGCCACTGGCGCGCTGACCGTATCCACCGCTGCTGGCGGTACCATCCTTGCCATCACCGACGACGGCACTGCAGCTGCCCCCAACGAGTTCGAGGTGTACTACGCCGACTATGCCGCCGTTGGCCAAGTGCAGTCATGGTCGTTTGAGATCAGCCGCGCTGAGATCGACGTGACCACCATCGGCCAAGCTGCTGGGCAGTATGCGCCCTTCCGCGCTTACATTCCTGGCTTCGCCGACGGCAACGGCACCGCAACGATCTACGTCACCAACGAGGACGCTGCGCTGTCCAATCGCATGGTGGAAGACGTGCTGCAACGTCAGCAGGTTGGCTGCGGCTTCAAGCTGTACACCGACAAGCAAGGCACCGAGGCGCTTAGCCGCAGCATTGCCATGGATGCCGTGCTGCTGACCGCCAGCCTGAACATCAATCCTGATGATGCTCAGCAAGTGGAGATCACTTTCCGCCCGGCCGGTGCACCTACTTTTGACTTCAGCACTTCTGCTTGATAGTTGAACGGCCCCGGCTTATGCTGGGGCCACCCACATTTATTGCATGGCATCATCTGCACTGGCGCGGCTGAAAAAAGCAGCCAATCTTCAGCCAATTAAGCGCGTTGTAACACTCAACGATGGATCTACGTTTGAGTTTTACGCTACGGCGCTGACCATGGCAGAACGCGAGCGTGCACAAAAGATGCCCGGTGGCGATGATCCCAATGGCTTTGCGTTGAACCTGCTGGTAACCAAAGCGGCCGACGATGCCGGCCAGCGGTTGTTTCAGGCTG